AAAGCATGGCAGGATGTTGTTACTGCATTTGCTAAATTAGATAATCCTGATTCTAAATCAGTTGGTAGAGAAGCTATATCTAATATTTTAGAAAGATATGGTGAAAATAACAGGATTACAAATGTAGGAAATGAACGTTATTTAGCAACTTCAAATGAAGCATTAACATCAGCATTAAATCATAGCGGTAGATTAACATTAGATGAAGCAAGGACAAAAAAAGAAAAGTTATTTGAAGATGCAAAAAAGAAATTAGGAACAAGGGCTGACGTAGCATTTCGCGCTTATAAACAATTTAAATCATTAGATAAACAAATAAAAGATTTGTCAGATAAAAATCCAAATGTACAACAAAGAATACAAAATATAAAATCTAATATTGATGATTTGGGCGACGAAATAAATGAATCAAAAAAATTAATAAAAGGCTATAGAGACAGTTTATCAAAACCTGCTGATAAATTACCAACAATAAGACAACGTGCTGGTGAATTGTTATTAGAGCAAGATCAAATTAAAGCGTTTGCAAAACAACAAAAGAAAGCAATACGTGAAAATGTATTAGGTAAAATGGATTCTGCATTAGCAAAGCAATCACCAGAAGATGAACAATTATTAAAATATATTGCTCAAGCTAAAACCTTTAAAAGCCCTGACGCACAAGTATCTAATGCAAGTAATAAATTTTTTGATGCATGGACTAAGGGTTTACAAACAAATACAGAAGATCCGGGTACAATAAAATCTTATTTTAAAAAAGTTGATTCACAATCTTCTTTAAATAAAAAACATAAAGATGTTTATAAAGCAGAAGCTGTACAAAGATTGCTTAAAGCTGTAGAAGAAACTAAAAAAACACAAACTGCTTTTAAAGAAGTGTCACAAGTAAAAAAACCAAAACCCACACCAAAAGTTGAACC